TCTGAACAGTAGAATCAGGGAATGTAATTGCACTACTTGTGCCGTTAATAATTGTGGACATTATGCTTCCTCTGCTGGTAATGGTGTATTGCCTTCAGCTACCCATTTTAGGTAGGCTTGGTAGTCTGTGTTGTCAGGATGGAAAATAAAGCTAGTAATTGAACCATCTTCTTTTACAAAATAAGCCGCATCTGCCTGTGTTTTATCAGGTGAAGTTTTATAAAGTTGATAAATCATAATTCGCACCCATCAAATAAAATGTAAGCACTAGAACTCTGTGAACGCACAAAAGTAGCATCGCCTTGTGATAATCCGCTACTTCCAGTTCCAACTAATAATGCTCTTTTTGTAGAAGCAACGCTAAAACCTAAACCAGTAAATAAGTTTGTAGCAGAAAACCCATTGTTTACCGCACCAAAATGACCAGCACTAGAAATTGTTGCTCCTGTTGGTTCTACTCTTGGCTGAACAACAAAGTCAAAACCAAAATATGCGGCACTACTACTGGTACACATTCCTGTTCCTACATCTTGATTTCCGCTTCCAGTTGCTCTATAAGCTGGCAGATAGCGTTGGCAAAGTGCAAGTTCTTGCTGATACTGACGATACTCAAATCCAGTAGCACTACTTCCTACTTCTAGTTGAACACCAGTAATGTAGAAGGTTGCTCCGTTTGTTCCTACTACGGATGTTGCTCCTGTTGGGGCAAAAATAAGTGAACCTGCCCACGCACCAGCAGTGCCGCTACCATAAGTAGAGCCTACTCCAAGACCAAAAACAACAATTACCCCTGCTCCGTTTGTAGTAGTCCAAGTGCCAGTAGTATCGCCAGCAATCGTTACGCTAATTGTTGTCCAAGTATTAGCAACAGGGATAGAGTAGCTAAATGGATAACTTCTGTTAAATGCACCATTTTGTAATGCACCACCAAAAGTACCAGTTAGGCTTGAATAAACTTGAAAAGATAAAGTTACTGTTTTAGCTGAAGCAGTACCCCATCCTAAATCAGCAGTATTAAAACCTTCAATTCTTTGCTCTAAAGTAAAATAATCACCAGCCGCAACAGAATAAGCAGAAGCTGAAGTAGCTCCTAAGTAATTTTTAAATCCTACTGGTGGAGTTACTGAGCCAGCATTTTGCTGAACGCTAAATTTTGATGCTTGTGATGCTTCTGCACACCATCTATCTAAATAATAAGATTGTCCAAATGGTACTGTAACACTAGCACCAGCATTTCTTTGGTCAATAACCATCGCACCATTGATAATGCGGTTTTTCATAATAGAAGCGTTACCAGCACCTAGATTGCTTCCTGCTACGCTTGTTCCGATTACATCGGCATTTACTGTTCCGTAAGCCATTATTTATCCTTATTCGTACAAGATGTTGATTGTGCCAGCATCAAAAGCATCTGTGCCGTTTACTGTGGTGATTCTGACTGTTGTAAGAGTGTCTGATAAAGACTTATTTCCTGCTAGTACAAAAAATCTTGTATCTGAAGAACCATAAGAAAAATTACCAATACTTGTGTAAGTATTACCGTTTACTTTAGAAATAATTAAAGAACCATATCGTACTGTTGAGGAAGATTCGCCACCGCCTGAAGATATAAGAAAACCAGCACTAAACGCAAAAGTTGCTACGCTATTTGTAATAGTAGATACTGAACCTGTATATCCACTAGTTTCTGCACCGCCTGAATCTCCAAGCTGAATTTGAACTGGTGATGCACCGTTAGTAGAAACACCATCAAACATTACAGTAATACGCTTTACCCAGCTAGGTATGCTAGTAAAGTCAATGCTTGTGCCTGAAGTAGAAGCCTGTGCAGTTGCGGCAGTAATGGCACTATTTTGACCTGAAATAACAACAGTACCAGTTACCGCAGGAAGGGTAATGGTATTTGTACCGCTTACATCAGGTGCGGATAGCGTAATAGCACCGCTAGTATTTCCTGAAATTACGACTGAGGACATATTGTTTTCCTTTAATTTCGTCTATTTTAAAGCACAACCCAGCGTTCGTCAGCAGGAATTGTTACTGTGACACCGCTATTGATTGTTACAGGGCCAACAGATTCAGCAGATTTACCTGTGGATAGTGTGTAGTTTGTAGTTACTACTCTTGCGTTCTCTACAAATACTTCATCACCGCCACCACCAGTTGCACCACCACCTAATTGACCCCAAGCACCGCCCTGATAGCCTTCAAATTGGTCTGTATCGGTGTTATAACGCATTTCACCATCTACGGGTACTAAAGGTCGTTGTGCAGTAGTTCCTTTAGGAATGAGCATAAACTCATTACCAGTAAAGGTAGGGTTTACAAATGCGGTAGTAAATTGGGTGTATTCAACAGCGTTACCAGTAGTTGTGCCAGCGGGCATATTAACTAGCTTATTGCTGTTCATATCCAATGAACCTGTCATTGGGGTCTGACCATCTGCCGCTACTGATCCTGTTAGTGCTGTAGCAATATCACCCATCGTGTTGTTAAACGCAACTGACGATATGCTTGTGCCTGTTACTACTGGATTGCCAGCAGGTAGCGAGTAAGTACCTGTGCCGTTTCTACTCATTTGTTGCTCCTTGTTGGGCGGCTTTCATAATTAATAATTTTGCCAGTTTTCGCTGTTCGGGTGTACCTGAGTTAGCTAGGTCTAATACTGGCTTTGCCACTTTACCTGCCATGTAAGCACCTTCACCGACCACTCTAGGGCTTTGTAATGGAAGTGTAGCTAAAGGTATTAAACCAGCAGGGCCAAGCGTTAATGCACCCATTACACCGCTTCCTGCGGTAAAGCTAGGCAATACCTTTTGAATACCTCTTGGGGCAACGCTGTTTAGTGCTTGACCTGACAATGCTGGCATTAAATCTACGCCAGCTTCTTTTTTAAGAATGTCAGCTAATTGCTTGCGGTATTCATAGCTAGTATTAGCGTTGTTTCGGGTCAAAGATTGCAATTTACGCACAGCAGTATCTACGGCTGTTTTATCGCCTAAACCTAATGCTTGTTCAAGTTCACGCTCAAGACCTAAAGATTCTTCGTAATCACGCATTGTTTTAGCGTAATTAGGGTCTTGTTTAACAATAGTTTGCTTAACCTTGCCCCTAGTTTGTGTAAGGATTGATTTAGCTTCCTTAGACATATCGTTGCTGTATAGGTCATCAATTCTGCGTTTTAAGGCATCTAAACCTTCCGCTGTATGAAGTTCAGGCTTTCGCTTCCACTCATCTACAACAGATTTGATTTGACCGACTTCTTTTAAGGTTTTATCGCCAACTCTTGACGCTGATACACCGCCAACACCTTTGACTGTTAAGCCTTTTAGAGTGTCTTGGAAAGTAGTTTCAATGGGTTTAAAGTCCAAAAACACTTGGTTTTTGTTAGTTGACTGAATACCTTGCTCGTAAGCCTGTTTGCGTTGATTTTTAAGTGTTTGCAAGCCACTTTGTGCGGCTTCTAATATATCGCTTGCAGGTACTTCACCACGCAAATTAGCTAAAAACTGTGGATTCTTTGTTGTTCCAGCTTTAAATGCTTCACCAACAGCATCACCACCTGCACCTGTAGATAAGCCTAATGTTTCTTTACCAAGCCAACCAGCACCTTTAACTAAAGGCTTTACCATTTCACCTACTGGGCCAGTTGCCGCACCCCAAGCCGCAGATTCACCCCGACCTTCAGATGTTGGAGTAAGCAATGCACCTGTACCAGCACCAATAGCTGATTGTTCACCAGTAGCGGCTAAGAAACTAGGTATTTTGCCAATTACATTACCTACTTGTGGAATAGCTTTGACAGTATTAACAGCTCTTTGTGCGGCTGAATAAGGTACTGCGTAAGAACCGATCTGACCTGTTGTACCTGCTACTGGGTATTGTTCTTTAACTTCGCTTGTTATCTTTTCACCAAGACGGCTAATGTTGCGACCAGTTTCAGGAAAAGCTAGTTCGGTTAATGCACCAGTACCTTTAATCAATTCACCAGCACCAGCGGCCATCATTGGGCCAACAACCGCATTACCACCCATTTTAGGTAGTTCTATAGCGTTTATAAAACGATCGTAAGCTGTTTCAGGCTTTGGTGGTTGTGCTTGTTGTAAACGCAAACGAGCATTAGCTATAGCCAACGCTTGTTGTTGTTCAGGTGTCATTTCCATAACGACCTTTCTTGAGGGGTCATTACATTCCACAGATTTTGATCGACACCTGCTGGTGCAGTTGTAGCTTTTTCTGCGGATGAGGGCTTATCATCTTTTTTGACAATTTGTGGCTTTAGCTTAATTTCATTGCCAACGACATCAGCAACATTTATCTGATTGCGTTCAGCTATACCAGCATATTCACCACGCTTGGCATTATATTGTTCGCCAGCAGAGTTATAAAATTCAGTTGCCAATGATCTAAATTCGCCCTTTTGTTTTGGACTTAAGAATTGACCAGTAGCAATCTTATTGGCGTAGTTGTAAAGCTGGTCTAATTTCCCTGTTGCTTGCATAGCCATAACAAGTTCAGATTCACGAACTACAGAAGTTGGGTCTAATAACTTCATCAGTTTTGTAGAGGCCGCTAAGTCACCAGCGGCAGTACCAGCATCTAAACTCTTGTTAATTTGACGATAAGCACCATCAATTGCTTGGAAATCTTTGTAAACAGGCTCGCTACGGAAATCACTACGCAATTTCAGCGTGTTATCTAAGCCTTTTTGACCTAAATTGATTGCACCAGCAGAAGATTTGCTTTCAACCAATTGTTTTGCGTAATTTGCTTGTTGCTCATTCCATGTCTTAGGATCAGAAGGCAATCTACCAATTGCTATAGCGTATCTAATGCTATCAGGCAAATCTTCAGCACCAGCCGCTACTTGCTTAATTGATCCGTCAGGTTGTTTTTCAAATCGCACAGCACCCTTAGATAAGGTAAATGCTTCAGGATCAGCCATCATCTTATTGAAAGCCATTTCACGCAATTTATTTGATGATCTTGGGTCTGAATACATATTTGCATTAGCCGCCATTGGATTAGGTGGAACAGCGGCTCTACCAGCAACGGTAGCTGTAGGCATAGGTACATTTGCACCGCCTTGACCAACGCCTTGACCATAAGGCCCTGCCATCTCTGTAACTTGGTCAGGAACAGCAGGTTTACCCTGTTTTGTTGCCATGTAGTTAGCAAGAACTTCAGATTCACCTTCACGAATCTTTTTGGCTAATGCTTGTTGCTCGTTTTCAGCTTTATTGGTGTAGTAAGCACCTGCACCAGCATTAACTAGCTGTGCAAGGTTTTGTGTCCAAGACGGTGCTACATAACGACCTGAAATCATTTGACCTTCAGCCGCAGGTGCAGAACTTAACATTTGTGCCAAGCGTTGTGCCCGTGCTAACTCTTGAGCATCACCTTCGTATGCGGCAGGTACTACTGGTTGTTGCATTTGACCGCCAGCTTGTGCAGTTGTAAAAGCCATAATTATTCCTTAATTAGACGGCATCAATTGACCGTAAGCACCAGCTACAGGCATATTTTGTACAGGGCTTAAACCTAAGTCTGCGTTCATACCAGCGTAACCTTCACCTGATCCCATGCCGTTGTTATTTGCTCCTGAAAATTGAGTAGAACCTTCGGTTTGCCATTGATCTAAATTAGGCTGTCCCATCTTACGCAACGCCATTCCCAATTTCATCGGATCAATACCCTTCATTGGGTTCTTGTTAATACCTAACGCTTGAGTTGCAAGCTGTGAACCTTGCTGATTCATGGCGTTTTGAGCCATTGCACGACCTGAAGTGTCCATAACCGCAGGTTGGCCGTACATATCCTGTTGCATCGCTTGTGGGGCAAATTGGGATAAATATGGGTTCATGGGAAGCCTTTATAAATGTTTGATTCCGCTGTTAATACATTATCGATTTTTTTTACGATTTCGACAATAGATTCGTACTTGCTAGGGTGGTGCTTTTTGATGTATTTAAAGCGTTCTGCACTTTCAGCCATATAAGCGGTGCAGTTCCAGCAATCTAGGCTTGAATGGGCCATAGACAGCCTTTCGTCAATAACTACATCTTTGCTACGCAGATAGTCAATTACTTCGCTATCTTTCCAGCTTTCGATCGGCAAGTGATATTCGATCCCATTCTCAATATGACCTGACTTTATTGGGGCACGGTGAGCTTCTGAGTTACGCTGACCCCTGATAATTCCTGTTACGCCAATCCTACGCATTTCTGCGTCACATGGCATCCAAAAGTTTTCAGAACAGCACTCAAAGTAACTGCGTACCTTAAAGTCTTTAATACTGGTTACGGATTGACCTAGAACGGTGTAATTCACAGGTACTACATCAACCGCATAACCTTTAGCTTTTACTGATTCAGGCTGGTTTGTCTTGATTTCAAGGAAATTAGGCACTTCTGCCCGTGTCTTTTCCATCAACGCTTCAATTTCAGGGAAATTAGCCCCTGTATTGACCCAAACCACCAAAACCTTGTCTAAATACTGCTGAATTAAATGCAAACAAGCAATTGAATCTTTACCGCCTGAAAACATCAATGCGACCTTTTCGTGGCGGTTAAAGAAGTCTTGCATTAGAACGCCATTGCCGCAGTACCAGCCAAACTCATTAAACCGCTAGTCATGCCTGACTGCCCAGCTTGTGCCGCATTAGCTGAAGCTGTGTCGTAGTTACCTTGAGCAGTAGCCGCACCCAACATATCAGCACCTTTAGTGGTGGCTTGTTGGGGAACGCTAACATAACTAGGGTTAGTAACCTGTGCCCCTGTACGAACAGCGTTAAGGGTGTTGATTGGTTCGTTACGCTGATAAGCAAGTTCGTTAAAGCCTTGTTGACGGGCAGATAAACCTGTGCCAAAACCTTGAGTTGTAGCACCCAACAGCATATCGTTTTCTTTTTGACCTTGTAGACGCATAGCTTCTTCGTATGCTTTAGAACCAATGCCAATACCTTGATTAGCAAGGCGTTGTTGTGTTTGCTCACGGCTTTGCTCAATCTGCGGTGAAAGGCGTTGCATATAAGCGTCTTGATAAGACTGCCCAGCATCAAAACCTAAATCTGCAAGGTTTTTAGTGCTAAACGGGTCTTGGATCATTTGCTCTACATAACCCAAGCCTTTACCTGTTAACTCACCAAGACCAATACTTGTGGCGTTTTGGTAGTCAAGTAGCTTTTGCTGATCGGGGGATAAGGTCTGTGTAGCAGTCCAACCAGCATCACCACTAAACTTCATGTAATCGGCTGAATTAGGAGCCGCACCTTGTGAGCCGCTGGCTTTCCAATCGTCAATAGCCTTTTGATAACTACCAGCATCTAACGCTTGAGTTGGAGTTTGGGTATAGGTTAGATTGCCATAAGGTGTAACTTGATTAACACGATTGGCTAATGCGGCCGTTCTAGCCGCTTCTAAGTCACCTGCCGCTGTTGCTTGTGCCGCACCTGCGTAATCAGGTGGTGGGGGTGCTGACCCGCCTTTTCCCATATCTTTCTCCTATGTATTTACACTTATCTTTCGTCATTACGAAAAACAACAAATCGCCTGAAGGAAAAACATCGAGTAGTCGGGCTTTTTCCTCAAAACCTAATTTCTTAACAAAATCAATAGATAACTCATTATCGCTGATTACTGGGGCTATTATATTCTGTACTCCCAATTGTTCAAAGGGGTAATCAAAAATAACATTCAGATACCTGCGTGTTAATGGTTCTTCTACTGCAATATGCGTTGTGACAGAAACTTGGTTGTAATCTTCGTACCAAACTCCAGCGGTTATACGACCATCCTTGACCCAGCCAATAGTGCTGGAATTGTCAGGGGTAAATATTGCGTTGCACCTACTGGCTACCCAAGGGCCTACAATACTTTTATCGGTCAATAACATTAAATGACGCTTCCACGCTCCATCACATAGTCAGTTGATGCCCAATGCAGTTCAATCCCTTGTGATGCCACATTTAAGTTTACTGAACCTGCGTATCCAAGTCCAGTAACTCCTTGCCATATTTTTGTGGTCACCAATCCACCGCCCCAGTTAGCTTCATCCCACTTGCTTACATCCCAAAGACCTGTATTGGTAATGGATGGGTTAAATGCTATTTGGTTGGTTAAAGGTATTGTTTCAAAGTCTGTGGATATGCCGCATAACACGGTCGGGAGTCCGTTATCCGTTTGCAATATTGGGCGGACAAGCGTAAATCGCTTTTGCTGTCCTCTTGTTTCAAAGTAGTTGTAAGCCTGTTGGCAAGTGGCAACGATATTTGATCCATTATCAGAAGTTGCCTGATAAAAATCACCAACAATGCCATTCCCACCAAAGTGTATATCCGCATCGCCTGAAACCTCCCAGCAATAGGCTTCAATTCCTGTAAATCTAGCCCAAGATTTAGTAATTGTGTGCATTACAAACTGTTCCATACCAGCATTGGTAGGAATAGATAAAATCAGCATATTTTCACTAGCAAAATAGTTGATTTGCCAGCCATCTAATGCGTAATACTGCATTGCCGCTTGGTTAATAGCGTAAAAAATCTTATCGGTAAGGTTTACACGGGGATCAAGACGGGAAGATTGCAATGCCGCTGTAAGGGGTACTAAACCATCTTGGGTCAAAAGCAATAAATCACCGCCCCATTTAAAGAAACACCTACGGCTGAAGGTTTGACCCATCTGCCATACACCGACCAATGACCAATCAGCAGGATCGCTAGGGTTTGAACCCTTGTAAACGATGATTTCACCCATGCTGGTAACAAATACGGCTAAGTCATCAACGCCATAACCTGCGTCAAGTGTCCAAGTACCCATTGCTTGCAGGTAACCACCATTACGGGCTACACCGCCTAGTGGAAATACATCTAATTCACCGCTAATTTCGTCAACCCCACCGTACCAAAAGTTCAAAGTGTTTTCTTCGCAGTAATACAGGCGATTTTTGAACAAGTTAACATTGGCTAACTTTGATGAATCAACGCCAGTAATACCAAAAACGGTATAAGTTCCTACTACGGTAGCGTCTGCCGCTGGTGCAGTTGCCATTACATAAGTGAAAGTAGTTGTTCCAGTTACATCAATGACATAAGTGCCGTTGTAATTGGATTCTGTTGCACCTGTAATAACAACTTTGTTCTTATCTACTAAACCATGCGGTGCGGCAGTTGTTACAGTAGCCGTTAAGTTGCCTGTACCACCCCTAGTAATAGTGCTTATTGTTTGAGCAGTTGTAGTAGTGGCTTGAAATGCCCAGCTTGTACCATCATAAATAAGTGCAGGGTCTTGACCGCTAACGCATGACAGAAAGTGACCGCCAGCATTGCTTAAATTAATGTGTTGCCATTTAGCTGTAGTTAGGCCACTAAATACTGAGTTAGCGTACCTTTGGTTTCGTAAATCTTGTCATTTGCAAACGCAAAAAGGTCATAACTAACCTGTTTACTGTAGTTAATTAGGGTGTAAACCTTGCCTGTAATACCTGAAGCAGTAAGACTATAACCCTTACGCAATGTCACATCGGTAGGCGTAGGAAAGAAATTAACCATTTGAACTGCATCTAGCGGTTGCATCTCTGCCAATGAATCCCTAGCGTTCCAACCCCCAATAGGAGCAGGAAGTGAAGCAGTCAGGGCAGTCTGTTTCTTAGCGACTGCCATGATTAAGAACCGTAGCCAGTATCAGGAATGTTTGCCCAACCGATTAGAACGGCACTTGGTTGTGGAGCAAATGACAATGTGGCTGATCCCTTGTCGTTAGCTTTAGCAACGCTTAAATAGCGGTTGTAGTCCTGTTGTAAGGCTGTTGTATCAAATGACTTGATTTGGAAGTATTTGAGTTTAGTCAGCAATACGATAATTGCGTCATCCAACACGGATGTATCGCTATCGGCAGTAAAGCTGTTTTTAACCTGATTGGTTGCACTTCTTACAAAACCCTTAGAACGGTACTCAAAACCTAAATATTCTTGGGTGTTATATGGTGGCCAAATCTGAAATGTGTTGCCAAGAATACGCCAGCGAACACGGGGGCCACTTGAAATATAGCCTGATTTGAGCCATTGCCATTGTTGTGCGTCAACTGGGCCAAGCATCTGCCAATGCTTTGTCTTGTCCCAATGGGTGTTATCGGTGATGGTTTCGTAATCAGGTGGCAATGGGTAAATAGTCTTACTAAATGTGACCGTACCGCCAACGCTGGTTGCTGAAGCCTTTTGGGTAGTTGTAAGCGTAGTGCCACTTAGCACTTCGTCAACATAGGTATCTTGGGGAATGGATGTCCCCACGATGGAATAGGTGTTGTCCAGCCCTGCGGTACTAGGAATACCAGTTAACAACTCTGTGTTATTGATAGTATCGCAGGTCGTGGTTATAGCTGTTGTGTAGAAACGATATTCCAACTCCAATGCTTGCCAATCGTATTCTTTGACCAAATCGTACCCAGCACGGTTCATTAACGCAAGAATCTGTTGCACATCTTGGCTAGTGTTCCCTGCTACATAAGTAGGCACGGCTAAGTTAAGTTCGCTGGTTACTTGCTGTACAAGTTCAAGCATTGTTGCTGACATATCAGGCTTCCTCTGTGGCTACCGCTTTGGGTTTACGGGTTTTCTTTTCACCAACAGCGGCAAGTATAGCGGCCATTTGCTCTTGCATTTGAGCCAGCTTCGCATCTGTTTCTGCTTTCATTTTAGCAGTTTCTAGGTCTTTATTGGCAAGTTCTTCTTTCAAAGCGTTAATTTCCTGCTCACGCTTATCAGTTTCTGCCACATTGGTTGCTAGATTTAGAAATGCCTTTGCCTTGTCACGGAACGCATAAGGTGACATTCCTGCCGCCATTCCCATGCGTTGTAGCTGTTGATCTGAAGCGTTTGCAATAGATTCTACGGTGTGAAACTTCATTGCCCGTAGTTCTTCTGCCTGTGATTTAGATACTAATGGCCACTCAGATACAGGAGTTCCAACAACTTCTTGGTCATCCGCACCTACTCGGTTCATATAGTTAGCCCATTGAATTGGAAAGCGTTGCTTATGGCTGTTTAGGGCATAAGTGTCGATTTCGGTCAGGGTATCGCCAGCTACGCAAATATGTACAAAATCAAACTCTTTGTAGATTGGTCTGCCAGCATCCATTGATTCTTGCTCTTGGTGTACGGGTTTCTTGTAAAAGCGTACTTGTAAGCGTGAATCTGCTCCTTGCTCATCTGAAGGTAAAGCCATTTTTAAATCTCCTAAGTGGTTAGGGTTAATTAAAATTAAAAAAGGGGCTACCAGTTAAGGTAACCCCCCGTTTTTACTACATTTTGCTATTAAACACTAGCCTTGCTGAACCAGCCATAATCGCCTGAAGCCATTGTAGTTGCAGGTGCTAGGTATGTACCAGCAGAAGCAGTAGCTACAAAAGTAGAAGCGTTAATGGAGCAAGTTGCTGTTGAAGCTGTAATAGCCTCGCCAGCTTTAGCGAACACATAACGGAAGCCGTCTGAACCAAATGTTTCTAGTCCGAGTGGCCCAATTGTAGGGATCGCTGTGCCAGCAGAGTTCAAGTTAACTTCAGCTAAGTCAACCAAATCAATACCAGCGATAGGGAGCAATGAATATGCCATGATAATTTTCCTTTAATTAGTTAGTTGATTAAGAACCAGTCAACACGCCTTGTAAGAAGCTGTTTGAGCAAGTCAAGTTACCTGCCCAACCATACAACTTAACAATTGCGTCTTGGTTAATAGACTGACGCTCACCACCAATAGGAACGAAATTACGCTCTTTATGTGGGCGTAAGAAAATGTAGTTTGTGTTCAACAAGTACATAGTCAAAGCGTTTTCTTGTGAGCCATAACCGCCACCCAAGACCACATCAGCAGACATACCACCACCGTAGAACTTCAATGAAGCAAAACCAGCCGCACCTTCATCTACACCAGCAATACGCTGAATAGCTTGGAGTGATGCAACATAGCGTTGATACAGAGTGTTACCAGCAACAATAAGGTCAACCTTATCAGTTCCACGAACGGATTTGATAGCGGCTGTAGTCATTGCGGCTTGGATCAATGCGGCAGAATCAGCACCAGTTGTTGCTTGGTTTTGCCAGAATGTCCAGTTTGCACGGTTAATACCACCGTATGTACCGCTTGTTGGGGAAGTAGAAACAGCGGCCGCTAGACCAGTAATGTTTTTACCACCGTTACCTGTACCGTCACCATAGATGTCAGTAGAAATACGGTTCAACAAACGAGCTTCAGAAACTTGCATACGGCCGTCTAACAGGTCGATGATTTGTTCTTTGCTTGAGTTCTGCAACATTTCTAAACCACTCATTGTTACGCTATCAGCGTACTGAGTAATAGAGAATTGAGCCGCAGAAATTGGGCTATCAGGAGTGATGTTCAATACTTCGTAACCGCTATATGAATTAGCGTTATTTGTATTTGGATCGTTGTACATGATTTCTTCAAGGATCACATTACCGCCTGAGAACGGGCGAACATTACCTTTGCTGTTTAGGCGTTGAAGAATTGCGTTGTTTTGTGTCAAGTTGTCTGCCAATACTCCGCTACGGCTTTGAATGGTAGTAGCGATAATATCGGTGATTGCTGAGTTAGCAAATGCCATGATATTTCCTTTATTAGATTAAGTTAAACCCGACCACCTTCAGCATCGGCCAATGAAGCCAACAATAAAGATCGTCTATCCTTTGCATCTGTGCCCTTCACTTGACCGCTAGGTGTAACGGATCGTGGACTAACAGCAGTTGCTTTAGCTTTAGCTACTTGCTGTGCTTTAGACGCTTGTGAACTTGCTGATCTCAGGAGTTTATCCTGCTCTAGCTTGTACGCTTCGTCATTCATACGCACCGCTTTGGCATAAGCCGTTTCTAGGTTTGGGGCTAAACCTCGCTCAAGTAGTTGAGCCATATCCTCCCTTACCATGTCAAAGTGCGGAAATCGCTCTTTGTCACTACTTACCCGACTGATCTCATCGTTCAATCGAGCATTTTCTTCTTGCTCCCGTATCGCTGACAGTTGCTGAACTTGTTGCTGTGTAGCTTGAAGTTGTTGCATTAACTGTTGTTGATACGGATCTACATACGCCTGTTCAGGCATTTGTAAGCTATCTGAATTTAATTGTATTCCATAATCTTGTGCAAGTCTATTGAACGCATTTACCTTTTGCTCGTAAGTTCCGTTAGCTAAAGTGTAGTGTGCCCTGCCCAAGTTATTGATCCAAGCAACTGGGTGAATACCGTGCTTTTGCAGTTCAGGTACAAACTGACCAATAGCCTGTGTAAGTTCCCGTGCATTGTCGGCTTCAGCCTTGTAAGCTGATACGCCCTTCTTGTACTCAGATTCACGCTGGTTAGCGTATTCAGCAAACTTAACGAACTCTGCCTTGTCAAGTGGCTTGCCTTCCTTCATCTTTTCCCAAACTTCTACATACTCTTTTTTCCAAGTAGTAGGTCGTGCTACTTCGTTAGAAACATCACTAGCTTCTGCCACAGGCTGAGATTCTTCAACGGTATCGTCTTGGCTACTGGCTTCTTGCGACTTACCTTTGAAGCGACCTTTTTCGTCACGGTCGGTGCTTTCTTTGCTACTGGCTTCTTCTTCGCTGGCGTTTTCGGTTTGGATTGGATCGTCATTGACTTCAATTTCCTTTTCAATAGGTGCTTCTAATGTGCCATCTTCGGCTTGATCTAATGCGGCTTCTAACATCTCTCTGCGGTCATCTGACATAGTGCTTCCTATCTGTAGTTAAGTTTGGAGTAAGTGATTTCCGCAATCTCACGCTTACGGGCTTCGTGTTCTTTACGACTAAATTCGTGGGTCTTTTGGGTTGTTGGCACATCGTTACCCAGTTCAATACAGTTATTACGCTTAAGGTTCTCACGGTGCTTAGAACGGCTAGAAACCCATGTGCCATCAGCCATGCTAATGTGACCTGCAATGTCAGGCACTACCATTGGGGCTTCTTTTGGGGTCATTTCCAGCTTTTGCCGCCATGCCTCATCAGCTTCAGGGCCTTCAAACGGCAGATTCCAGTAAGAAAGGTACTTTTCACGATCATCAAAGTGTGATTCGTCATATTCTTCGTGGTCAACCTTGCAACATGGGCAAGTTACCGTCTTTTTTACCAATGCCATTACATTCTCCTTAAAATTTCAGGTAATTGATCGTATTCGTGGGGTCTAAGGGTTACAACGCTGTCGTACCATCGGGCATTTTTCCAACGCCAGCATACAAATTCTTCTTTTGGCAGTAAAACTACGCATCTCACGCCTAAAGCACCAGCAAGATGGGCAGTTCCAGTATCTACAGTTACCACACCCTTCATGGCCTTCATGTGTTTAGCGGTAATAGCCCAATCTTTCTTCCAGCCATCGTGAGGCAACGGTTCAAAGTAGCCATCTTCTTCAGGATTTAGCGAATATGCGTCTGCACCCACCAATTCCAGCATATTTTCAGCAGAAATTGACTTAATCCAACGCAATGCACCCTTAGAAGCCGACCAATTAACGCCAATCTTGCGTTTAATACCGCTTGGTTCTGCATCAAGGTAGCCTTCAGACGCTACAACCTTGGTTTTAGTGATGGGAAATAGGTTTTTAGCGTAAGAACTCATGCAAGATAGGTAATACGGCAATGACATTGAGCCAATCCAGTAATCACATTCGTGTGCTGGGCCTTCTTCTGTCATGTTTGTGAATTGGTCAATACATTGCATTTGGCTTAACACATGAACGATTGAAGGTACAGCCAAAACTACCACCCTTTTTGCACCTAAAATCTTCAATGCTGGCAAGAATCTAGCGTACATGAATATATCGCCAAAGCCTTGCTCCATCTGTACGACAATTGACTTGCCGTTTAGGTTCTCACCACGCCATGTTTCAGGCTTGGCAGGTTCACGCAGGTAAGGCTGGGATTGGTTGGCTAGGATTGCTGGATGCCAGCGATACTCAAATAGACGGAAGCCAGCATCGTATCTGCCAGCGTGTAGATGCTCGTAAGCCTTTTTATATTCCGTGTGCGGATTTAGTGTAAGAGCAGTAATAGTGCAGCCTCATCGTCAAGTTCCTCTTGGCGTTTGGCTTCCATTACCCGTAATTGCTCTTGAATCAGAGCCTCTTGGTGTCTGTAAGCTATTGCCTCAAGGATGTTATTCCTTTGGTTTTCAAGGTAGCTTATAGACCGCTGTAATTCTTGTGTATCGACTGACGGTATATCAGCTTTAACCTCTTGAATTGATTGTACTTTAGATTGCTTAACTTTTGCAACAGGGCTTGGATCAATCTGTTCTTTAAACGCTTTCTTACGATCCGCTTTTGCGTCTTTGGTTGCTTGTTCTAACTTGCGTTGGCGTTCAGCAATCTTGGCAGATAACTTGCGTAATCCTTTAAATCTTCAGGTGTCCAAGTAGCATCATCACCACCCCGTAAATCTT